AGGTGTCATTGTAAGAATTTGATTTGTTGATGGTAGTTCAACAAATTCTCTAAATGGATCTTCTTTTGGCATCCTTATATACTGAGTGTCCAAACCAACCATAAAATGATGTGCTGCCCTGACAGTAAGAGCAAAAGCATCTGCACTAGACCAATAAGATCTTTTTAACCCAGAATCACATGATTTATTGAAAATAATCTGGGCTGCTCTATCACAGGGCTTAATATCTCTATCAATACCATCAATAGCACTTGCCATGCCAGTGGTTACTATATTTAACCAATGTAATGCTCTTTCTTTAGGAGACATTTCATGGTTGTATTTTTTACCTCTGCTAATTTTATTGTTGTACATCATCTCAGCATAAATCTTTAATGATGCTGCAAGAAAAAATGATCTGACTCTGGTAGTGTTTGCAGGACAAACTTTATTCATTAAATAAAGAAACTGATTATGTTTTAAATAAGTTTCTGCAACAATAGCATCATGGCAAGGTCTTGCATACTGTTCTGTACCAATCGTGCTACCTAAAGAAGCCATAGCATGTCTTATTGTGGCACAGTCTTTCCTGCTAATTTTTGTACCACTAACAGTAATACGATCAGACATGTTTCTTGATTTACCTACATCCATTATTTGTTTGGACTTACTAGGCATGTTTTTTACAACAAGAAAAGGTTGTGTTAAACCTGTCTGGACAACAGCAAGTAATCTATGTTGACCATTGACTAATAAGCCATCTGTATCAAAACAAATGGCAGAGTCAGATAAAATGAAACGATTGTTTCTCATCTCTTTTTTTAATTCTTCAAGATTATTTCTACTAATCTTGCGGTTATTATCAAAGTTCTTTTCTAAATAGAATTGAGCTTGCTCTGGTGTGATTAGTTCAAGACCATAATCAACACTTTCATAAAGTGCTGATAAGGCTTGTGTTACTTGAGATGTCATGCAGCTTCCTCAGTTTTGGCATTATTAAGATCATCTTCAATAGACTTAATACGAGAGAATAAAACTGAACTAGCTTTTTTCATTATTTCTAGTTGACTGTCATCCCACATTTCAATAGAGCTATTTAATGATTTAAGGAATTTATAAGACGACATAGAATATTGAGAGACACTATCATGGTCATCGCAAAAAGTTAAATCAACAGTATCGTCATAACAGTTGTATCTAAAATACAAACGATCTTTGTCATCAAGAGTGTACTCTGTTCTGGTTTCAAATTTTTGTCTCATAAGAATAATAATTGAGTGTCCTATGAATATAGCATGGTAATGACATCACTGTCAGTAAGTTTTCAATCCGTAACAATATTACTTTTCTTTCTTCTTATTGAATTTAGCAAGAATCTTTTTAAATA